ATAGCAGGTAATAGAATTGCAGTCTTAACTGCGAACATTTTACCTACTGAAGGAGACTCTCCTACAAGTGGATTTAGTTCTTTCACACAATCGTATTTAAGTCCACGATATGTTGTGTAGATATCTGCAAGTTGTAGGGTATAGAATAAAGTCCAATCAAACGTATTAGGTAATTCAGATGGTGTAAACTGTAACTGGTTCAGATTTGCCCTTGACTGTGATTCTATCAACTTCAGAGAATGCTCTAGATGGACACTGTCGATATGTTGCTTCGCCCAACAGCACGTCCACCCCATCATAATTTCGTGTTTGTCCTTCGAGTCTAGCACCAAGGTTGACGGCATCTCCAATGACGGAATAGTCAAATCTAAGTTCTGACCCCATGTTTCCAACGATGCACTCACCAGTGTTAATACCAATGCCAACATTGATAGGGGGAAGACCGAGTGGTTTGAGTTCTTCATTGAGTTCCTTGGTAGCAATTAGTATTTCTTCTGCAGACTTGACTGCCATCTCGGCATGGTTCGGACAGTCCATTGGAGCATTCCAAAAACTCATTATACAATCGCCCATGTATTTGTCTATAGTTCCACCATTATTTAGAATTATCTTAGTCTGTAAGTCCAAGAATCTGTTAATCAATTCTACCAATCCTTCGGGGTCATCATTCTTCATGAACGCTTCACTTATTGGGGTGAATCCACATATGTCCATAAACATGAAGGTAAGTTCCTTTCTATCTCCACCAAGTTTCAATTTTGATGGGTCTTTTTGGAGCTCTTCAATCATGTCGGGGGATAAATACTTTTGGAACTGCTTCTTAATCTGTTGTTTTTCTTGATATGTAATGTAGTACTTGTTGAAAGAAGCATGTCCGAACACCACCAAGGAGGCAATCGATGAGAAGAAGGTATCGAAAAGAACGAGCTCTGAAGTCCAAATATAATAACTCCCGCCAATCTGGCATCCTACAAGCAATAGACTCCCTACCCCCGAAAGAAGTGTGGGAGCTTTGTAGACCAAACCCAATATCGTTATTAGGACTAACAGAAGAAGAACGGATTCTAAGGATTCAAGATAGTAGGATTGTTGTATTTGAACTCCTGTCAAAACGGTTTGGAGCAGGTTTGCTTGCACTTCGTGGGGATACATTACTCCCCTTGGGGTTGAAACTGGATTATTCAAACCCTCAGCTGTCAGACCCCATACAAGAATCTTATTCTCAAAATTAGATTCGGGTAGGTCAACTGCAGATATTCTATGGAATTTATTCCAATAGGAAACCATTACGTCTGAAGTTGGAGTTGTTGTAATAGGTTTGTCTCTCCCCATTCTAACCCATTCAACTCCAGCTTCGGGTGTAATCTTAGTTTGATAAGACGGCTGGTCACGTAAGGCACGTAATGTCTCTAAAACTAGAGATGGATATACCTGTCCGTTTGCAGTAACCATAAGGGGTACAGACCGCGTAGTCCCATCAAAATTAGGTGTCCCAGTGACAGCTGGAGTAGCCGTTACAACTCCTATACCGTAAGTGTTTTTAGCAAGTATTGGAATGGGTTGGACTATCCCAGTGAAATTCCACAACCAATTCTTTGCATCTCCACCACCAAAAGTAGAGTTACCTACGAATGGTAATGCACCTGTATCTTTTTGAATTGTTGGAGCAGCTCCGAGGATTGTAAGTCTATTGACTAACCCCTCAGCAAATAGATTGTCTTGTGAAGGGTCTCTATCACTTTCCGAAAAAAGAGTAGAGAACAAATGAGTGTTAGAGTAATGAGTGTTAAGAAGAATGTCACGGTAAATACCACGGCGAATAGGATACTGTCCAAAAGTCTCAAGACTCTTCTCATCAATATCAACAAGTACGATGTCATCGACATAGAATTCACCCTGTTGTTGGTGAAGGTAATCAAACCACGACCATGAGATGTTTTCAACAAAATAAGGATTCCATATCTTTAGAGCAAAGATTGCTACGATTGTTATTAATACTGATTTCCACGAAAACATTTTATGAGAATTTCTTCTGTACCCATTTAAAGACTGTATAAATGGATAGACCATAGAATGCAAGTACAGACATGGGCAATGCTATGTACGCAAGTTCCCATGGTGATAAAAACAGAACTTCCCAACCAAAATTTATAGCTGCCTCAACGTCACCCAAAGGTTCAAGTGTTGCTGGCAATGCAATTTCATTCTCTTCAAAGAGGTCTAGTATCTCATTAAACTGTTCTTCAGTATAACACTCGTAAAACTCGGGTGGGCATTCTGCGTTCATTCCTGTGTTACCGATAATGTACAACCATTAGAAGTCTGACAGTTTTGTGTTAGATTATAAATTTGATTTGTGGAACTATCTTGCAATAGGTTTAAAGTTGTTGCATAGTTTCCTTGAAGTGTTATTGTTGAAGTGTGACTTCCACTACCTTTCTGTGTAACATTAGTGACGGAGTTATCGCTGTTTCCATAATAGTATGTGGTTGAAGTGTGACTTCCACTACCCGATTGAGATAAGTCGTGGTCTACACCATCGACATGAACGTCTATGTTGTGTAGGTGTGTTCCATTTTGATACACATCCACCTCATTATTATTACCCCATATGTGTCTACCATATGTTGCACCACCAATCTGTTCTACGTTTTCAGTATTATTGGTTCCATCTACATCACCACCCCAAGCCTTTCCCGACCCCCAATAAGAGACCCAAGAAATGGAATTACCATTACCTGTTTGTGTAAAGTTGAATGTGTTGCCACCGTGAGCAAAAGAGAAATCAACTTTGTTGTTGTAACCTGTTTGAATTATAGAGAGGTCTACATCACCACTCTCAACTTGTTCAACATGGACATGATTTTCGTCTGCCCATGTCGACAAGCTTATCAATAAAGTTAATAATAAACTTTTCTTCATATCATATTCTTCTTAGAATAACCATAAAAATACTAAACATAAGACAACTCCCTCACCGAATGCTAACCACAACATGTGGTAATCATCCAATCTCATAGCTTTCTGAAACCCAAATAATTGTGCTTCATGCCATGCACGGAACTTTTCTATAATATTCATATATTCTCCTAGTTTGTTTGTGTGATAGTAATATTTATAGACGAACCATCACCCACTTGTATTAGTGACTCCTTTTCGTCTGTTATGGTTCTAATGGATGCTTGTGCAAACATTGGTAATCTAATGGAAATAACTCCATTAACTTCCCTGTAGAACCATATCTGGCCCAGACCCTTGTCTACAATTGTATTGTATTGAGTGTCTTTGTCAAACCCCGAACCTGTTCCTTGAATACGAACACTTCCGAATGCTTGTCGTTCTCTATCGATACCAACCTTACGGTCAATCTCTAAGACAACGTCCAGTAAATCTTGTAAGAAATCGACATCTAATAAATCTCTATCGAGTTCTGTATATTCTAATTCATCATCTTCGAAATAGTCTTCTTCTAAATCATTGAACTCTAGGAAGTCTACGTCTAGAATATTACTACTATCATTCTCTGAACCACTTTCTTCTGATATCTGTTCTGTCACCTCTTCGGGTGGAGATACAATGAAGTAGTTATCAATTAGATTGGGTGTAATCCCATTCACTACAACTGGTTTTGTAGGTGAATCATCATAAGTTGAAACCATTGTTGTCTGATATGCTTCATTCATGGTCACCGAACCACCAGCATTACTTACTACAATTTCTCCCGAGGGAGCACCCCATTTATCGGGGAGCAGAATTATCAATGACCTTCCGATTTCATCAATACTAGTTGTGAAATCTGTGCCTCTGACTGTTATCTGTGCAGTAGGTGTAGTTATATTTATGTTCGCTTTGTTTATTTTACCACCAAAACCCGAAGCAAATCGAGCGGTGCCTTGTGCCATTCTTATGGCCATCTTTGACTTGGATGGGTCGGGGTCATAGTAAACCTCGTCTATCCAAACTTTGGAGTGTTCTGTTAAGTCTAGTTCCTCGTCTCCTTGGAACTGAATTTTCATTCTTCCATTCTGAGTTTGTGCTGTATCATACATTAGCACTTCAGGCATCTCAGATGCTGAGATGACGGTAGTCTCACCGTCTCTCTGCAACCCAGCGTATCCTGTTTGTTCTGTAATCTCACCTATTGGTTCACCATGAAGTGAACCAATAAGTAAAAGATTAATCGTTATCGTCTTTTTGAACGATGTCAATATTTGCATTAGAAGTCACGAAAGTCACATCGATAATACCACTACAAGATTGTCCAGTTGGGCATCCTGTATCTGAACCACTCTTCTGAATGATGTCGATATCATTACTTGAACCAGTTAAGATTGCAGTAATGCTGTTATCAGTTGCATCTGATTGATTAGTGTTAATGTCATTAGATGAACCTGTAACAGTCCAGTTCCAAACAGCATTGTCACTATCTATCTTAGTAGTGAATATGTTTGATGAACCAGCAACTACTAAATCCCAGTTAAGGTATTCAGCACTAGCATCTGCACCAATATCAATATCAAATGTATTAGACGAACCTGTAACAGTACCTAACATATTTAACTCGTCAGCACTATTTTGACCAATGTTCCAGTCCATAACATTTGAATCACCAGTGAAGGTGAGGTTTATAGTTGCTGAGTCAGCAATCATAGGCCCGAATAGTTTGTTACTGTCTCCAAATTGGACAAGTGTAAACGTATTAGATGCACCAGTTAAAACCATATCAGCAGATGTTCCCGAGAAATCATCTAGACCAACTTTGTTTCCATATCCTTTCTGTGTAAAATCTAGTACTAAACCAGTACCACTTTGATTCAACCATATTTCATTGTCGTCTGCTCCAGCAAATGCTGTAGTAGAAAACCCTAATGTTAAACATAATGTAATGAATAATTTATTCTTCATTTTGTTTATCCTCTATTTGATGTCCCTCGTTTCTTCCATGAGTTCCGTGTGGATGTCGATGACCATCTTTAATTACCCAAAAACTTCTATCGTGTCCTTGGTATATTAGTTCTAAGACAGCTAGTTCAATTGCAGAACGAGTTGCTTTCGTAACTCCTTCATTCGCTGCTATACCGTCTTCCATTTCCACCAACTTCGTATCCATATCCACGAAGCGGAATACATCATAACCACCGCCTGTACTTAAAATCGTCTTTGTAGTCTGTACATTTAGTAAAATTTCACCAGTTAAAGTTGATATTCCTCTCAACGATACCGTGACAACATCTCTACGATAGGAAACACTTGAACCAATACCTAAGTATCTTGCGCCTCGCCCACCACTTTCAATGTTTGTATCATAACCAATTATCCCACCGTCAAGTAGGATACCAGCAAACAAGAGAGGTTGAATGCCCGTTGGAGCATCCTCATTACCTTCCTGTCTTGCAAAGTCTTCTCTAGTAGAACGAATGATTTGTCTCTCTCTTACAAGTGCGTCTAAACTTGTACGTTCTACTACTCTAAACCATTTACCTTTTCCAGCAGTCTTAAGTGCATCAATTAAAAATGATTCTGCACCTTGTGTGACTGCAGTAGAGAATGATGCAATGTTATCCATTCTCTTCCTTTGTCCTGTCTTATCTAAGAACCCATACACTGCAACTACTGGCATATTGTCAGCAGGTGGTAAGTCTGCAAGTTCTTGGTACGTAGGTATATTTACTACTTCTGCCTGTTCGACACATTCACCTACTCGTTCCATAACCAATGATGTACAGGAATCCGTCATGCTTGGTATGGCAGCACACCCGCTGATGAGCAAGACTAACAGTCCTACTATTCCTAAGTTTTTCATTTAAAAACTACCAGTACCGATTGGTATATCTAAAGTTGTAGTTGTTCCATCACTTGCTACAATGGTTAGACGAATGAATTCCACACCGTCTTCTCCAACCATCTGTTCGTATGTAACTGTATTACCTTCTATAGTGAAGACACCGTATGTTACAGCTTCACCGTTAGAGAACATATTCTCTACTAATTGTTTTGCAAGTTGAGCATAGATTCTGCTCTCTACGTTCCTTAAAAATTTGGCAAGTGTCGTGTTATTTGCTTCTCTATCTGCCTTTGCAATTGCATCTTCAACGTCTTGTGCTATCTTATCACGTCTTGATTTCTCTTGGTTCTCAATGGTAAGATAATGTGCTGATTGACCTACCCCATTAAAACTAGGACTCTTAAATCCAAATACAATTTCATCTGCATTTACAGACATACACATCATCATTAAAATTATACTACTTACTATTCTCATTTTTAGCTGCCTCTTTCTTAGCGTTCTCTTTATATTCGAGAACTACGTCTACCTTTTGTTGGAGACGAATCAAATCTTGGTCTAACATTCTGACTTGGTCGATGACTTTTATTAGTGCAAAATGTTGCTTCTCAATTTCGGGTTCTAGCTTCTCACCTACAAACCACCAAATGTAATAGATGAAATAACCCAACCCAACTGCCATAACGATTGGAAATCCGTAATCACTTATTACCGCTACAAGACTTTCCATTAGATGAACAATAACCCTAACAGAAATCCTATGTTGAGACCCAGTGAACACATGAGAACAAAGTCCCTAGTAAATGTGTATTCAACCATTACTATTTCATTTCTCATTAGTCACGTCTCACATCTAGTTTTCCATCTTCTATAAAATTTTCTGCACGTGCTACACGTTCTATATCGGGACGGAGTTCCAATGCAGCGGAAACTAGCATGTCAATCTTAATCATTTCATTTGACATGGTTCTTGCACGGTTCTCTAGTGAGTTGCAAAACATTGTTAACGTTTTAATGTCGTCAACTACGCCTTCTAGAATTTGTTTGATGACTATGAAGATAAAAAATCCCATCACAAGGCTCCCTGCAATCGGGGCTCCCACTTCACCTATCAAAACAAATATATCATTCATGCAATTATTTATTCTTTTCACTTTCTTATACGCCAAAAAAAGGGACTCTTTTGAGTCCCTTCTCAAGACATCGTAAAGAGTTATTTCAATTGTTCACGAATTTCGCTGATGACTGCAGCCTTTGCGCCAGATTTCTTAACCTTAAGGTTCTTCTTCTCTGCAAGTTCTACCAATTGATTCTTAGTTAATTTTTTTAACTCTGAAACCGTTGGTGCCTTTGGCTTGGATGGTGTAGTCTTCTTAGATACTGAAGATTTTTTCTTCTTATCTTTGACAACGAAAAACACGAATGCAACAGCCAGTATTGCTACTATTACTATTCCGTCCATAATGTTCTCCTAATTAAATTACTTATCAAGTAATGGGTTCTTGTCCTTTGCTTTACCTATTGCTAGAGCAAAGACTTCTATGTATTTATAGCACTTTGCCCAAAGAGCATCGTCTTTTGGTGTGTCCGTCATCATTACAATGACTGAACATATAGAAATAATCGCTGGTATTGCTGACATGAATGCCCAAATACTACTTATAAAATCCCACATATGTTTTCTCCGTTAGTTGTTAACAGAGGTATTTATCTATTTAGACCCACCAATAGAGTATTTTGTGGTCAATTTCCAGTTGGTTTTCTCTTTGTATGGAATGATTTTGATTTGGGATAGGGGTGCAGTAGGTTCTACTATCTTAGAAGGGTCAACCAAAGTAATGAGTTTCCATTGTTCTAGAAGCTTACAGATAGTATTTCTTCTACCAATATCAGACTCATCTATGTTTGTAGGTTTACCATCGAGTTTGAACAACTCTTTGAAGTGAGTGATGTAGTAATGACCACGCTTATGTAGGATATGACATGATTGGAATAGTTCCTGTTCTCTTCTAGACGCAACACCTATGCGTGATAGTGTTTCCCTTATCTTTAGGAAATCATCTTTTTCGGGGAAGGTTACTTCGACTAATTCTGAAACTATTTTTTCTTGTGCATCATCCATTGTTATTACCACCAGTATTCATTCTGTTTTTCAACTCACGTAATTCTTTATCAGATAGAAGCGTATAAAGTTCTTTAGCTTCTCGGGTTGACATCTGATAATATTCTTTTACGACATCGAGTTTTTTACTAACATATGGTTTAGACCACTTAGAAAATCTTTGTCGTTTTCGTAAAGTATTTAGGAAAAACACATATTGAAGACGGTTGTCTACACCGTGACGACAATTCATTTCGTTAGTAAAGAAAACAGAATCTTGGTGGTAAGACAAAGATTTGTTTATTAGGAATGGTTGATATGCTTTCTCTTCGATATCATCAACCATGATATCAGTTTTATCGGAAGAGACCGACTTGACAAAATCGAATGGATTCCGTTTTTGCATCTTAAGTATTTCTTATGTAAGAATCGAGTAGTTCTTGACCACTAAGAGCTTCACCGAAGTAAATAATCTCACCGCTTGACTTTATTGTTCTTTGTACGACACCGTTGTTGTATTCAACGTCCAGTACTGAACCATCATTACGTCTAGTGTCGTACCACATTGAAGTGAATGAATGTGCATGGATGGATTTAACACCACTAGCCCATTCTTCAGCTTCTAGTAATAGTCTTTGTCGTTCTACTCTCTCGTTATGTTCTGTCATTTGAACTTACATTCTCCCATGATTTCAGTTAGACAAGCAACAAAGTTTATCTCTGAATCCATTGCAAATGCAGACTTGTATTGATAGTCTGCAATAATTAACACACACGCTGGAATTGATTGGGGCTCCAATTGTAATTCTAACGCATTGAAAACTTTTCTGAATAATGTATTAAAGTCATTATCTGAATTAGTACCAACCCATTTTCTCATGGCTGACCAATTCTTTTCTTTGATGTTATTAATCAAGGGGGTTAACTTCTCTTCGGAGAGAGTTGAAATTAACCCACTATCAATAACACCACTTGCACCGTATCGTTGAATCTCATTGAGGACTCTTCGAAAATCGGGGAAGAATTTCATGATGAGTTCTGCAAGAACTCTTTCATCGGCCTCAATGTTTTCTTGTACACATATTCGTATACATCTATCCAACATCTGTTGTGCAAGTTGTGGTTTTAGTTTTGGTGTGATACCAAAATCAATAACTGTAGTTCTAGAATGTAATGGTGGAATAATCCTATTCTTGTAATTACATGTAAAGATAAATCTACAGTTGGATGAGAACTCTTCTATAAAGTTTCTCAAAGCTGGTTGAACTGAGTCTGCAGAAATGTAATCTGCTTCGTCAAGGATTACGACCTTTGCACCACCCGATAATGAAACCGAAGATGCAAAGTTCTTAATCTTTGTTCTGAGTGTGTCAATCAAACGTCCTTCATCAGAACCGTTGATTACTATAAAGTCTGCATCGAGTTCGTTACACAATGCTTTTGCAACTGTCGTTTTACCGACACCTGCTGACCCACACAATAATAGATTAGGTACTTCTCCATTCTTGACAAATTCCTTAAAGGTATCTTTAAGTTCCTTTGGCAGTATCGTCTCTTCAATTGTTTGCGGACGATACTTTTCTACATAGAGAAACTCATTCATAAGAACAAACCCCCCACCGAGTTTGCAGTGCAGTCCACCCAATGATGAGTGGGGACTACTCCCGCGTATATTGCAGAGACTGGCACAATATTCACACTACTATTATATAGGTTATACATTGTATTTGCTATCTGGCTCCAGTGCAATAAAATACTCTAAGTCTACATCTGCATTATTGAAATGAGATATACCTTTTGATGATACTTGAACATCATAGTTACCATCTAGAATTTTAAGATTCTCCATCTTGAAATTCATTTCATAAGATGTCCCATCACTTTCTGCTTCTACAATTCTTGAGAATGTATTAGAAGTAGGACTCTTCTTATCTGTAACAACTAATGTTACTGTAGTACCATCTGATTTGAGAATCAAATCATTAACACCTAGAACAGCTGCAGCTTTCTTAAGGTCGGTCAATAGTGTTGACGTTACTTTGAAAGTAATCTCTGCCTCTGGCATGGTTATCATCTTCTCGGGTGCAGTTACCATACCTTCCGCTGCATAGAAATATGCAAGAGAGGAATTGTTATCTGCCACAGACAATGAGGAATCATTGAATTGGAAGTCGGGGTCGTCCATTAAAGACGTTGCACCTAAGAATTCTGGCAGGTTGTAGATACTGAAGTCTTGAGGAAAGTCCTCAGCCACAGTTGCTACTGCAAGAATGTTTTTCATATTGGAAATAGTTTCCAGTTTGTTGCCTGTTTTGACTCGAATGCCCGAGTTGATTGTTGAGAAGTTCTTTAGAACATCCTTCGTATCATTACTAATTTTCATCACTAGTTAGTCTCCTTATAGGTATCGTGGTTGTACAATGCAAGGAATCCATAGTGGATAACCTTGAGAAGGTCAGCACGATTATATCCGCCCTTCTTGCCGTATCGTTGTGCATATTTCATCACGTTACCGATACAAAATCCTTCACCGTGTCCACCGTCCATGATAAACTCAGTTGCCTGAAACTTATCTTTGGAGTAGTGTTCACCGTATGTCTTGTCTACGTAGAGTTTGAACTCTTTGAGCAGCCTCTCTTCGTTGTATTTGTAATCTATTTGTCTTGGCATGGTTCTATTATACTACCCTTGTTCTGATTGTGCAATAGTGTTTTCTAACAAAGTTTTCTTTTGTATAGGGTTTATTTCTCTATACATTATATTGTATCCACTTCCACCTTGAGCTTGTATAAGCAAATTCATATTATCTAATTTTTTCTCAAACTCAATTTTATTTTTTGCAAAATTGTTCCAGTATTCGATTCCAGTGTGATAATATAATACCACTAAATCTTTCTTAGACCTTACGGCTTTAGAAGATAAGGACTTAGACCATTCATTAAAGAATCCTCTTAACATTCCACTAGAAGTTATAATGCAATGTGTAGTTTTGTCCTTGTATTCATTGTTTGCTTCTTCTTGAGCAGCTGCTTTTGTGGTTTTAACAAATTTCTCATTTGGTGCAAGGCCACTTGGTTTTAAAAGCTGTTTCTTTATTTTAGCCTTCAATGATTTTAAGTCGTTAGAAGAAAAACCATGTCTTTTTAATTTGACAGTCACAACTGGGTCGTCATGCTTCTTATTATTATCTTTACAATATTGAACGATAGTGTTGACGATAGTTGTAGTGTCTTGAGCTTTAGGTTTAAAGTCATGTTCTGCATTATCTAACTGACCAATCTCTTGGAGTTCAGTCTCAATAAGTTTTGACCACATTGATTCGGGTATAAAAATAACTGGTAAAGTTATATCAGAGTCTTCACCAAAATATTTCTTACCAGCTGCACATGTATGGTTTTTACTAAGTCTTGTGTGTTTACCCTTTCCTTTAAAGTTCTCTAGAACAATCAAGTGTTTCTCAGATAGTTCTCCAGTCCAAAAGGAAGGGTCGTCCATTAATTTGTCATATATTTTTTTGACATGTGAAGGGTCAACTCCATCTTCTTCTCTAACTTGATATGTATCCCACCCAAGTATTTCTTTTAAAGCGTAATCACCAGTTTCATAAAATTTACTTTCAAGTGCTTCTAGACATTGAATAAAGAATTTTGATTCTGCTTTGAATGCACCCGAGTTAGATTCATTGTAGTATTCTTTACTTAGTTTTGCATCGTTATCATGTAGATAATCTTGTTCAAACTTCCTACACTCTGCTTCAGTTCCAGTAAATAAAACTTGATACTCTGAATCATATGTAGCCAAATCTTTCTTATAAGCTGAACTGTGAGTCACCACCGTTCCTTGATAAGTTCCATCGGGGTAACCAATTTTACTTCCCATGTATTTGTTCCTACCCCTCTTCTGAACTACTACAAGATAGCAGTGATAGAGGCAATCTGCCTCTAACACACTATTACATTTCCAATTAATCATCATTGCTGTCACCTTCTGTAGTTTCCTCAGCATTCAAGTCTACCCCAGCATCAATCTTGGAGTAGAGGTCGAGGATACTATTTCTAGTTTCTTCATCGAACCTTGAGATACACATTGTGATTGACTTCAACTTGTCATTGAACATTCTGAATGCATTGACAATGTGAACCAACCTTCTAGTCGTGACAACATCATCGATACCACCTTCGTAGTATGTCTTTCTGATTATGTCAGCCCAGTCGACAAGCTTCTCAACGAAGTCTTCATCAACGGCACCAGTCAATTCCATTTCTTTTGCAAGGATTGACTTCTCAGTTTTCACTGGTGGATATTCTTGTTGCATCGTGATTGCAAATCTTTCCAACATTGCTTCATTCATGATTTGAGTCCCGATGAATTTACCATCGTCTGACCCTTGACCTTTCGTGTTTGCAGTTGCAAGGATTGTGAAACCTTCTTTAGGTGAAACCCACTCACCAGTTTTCTTGATTAGGTATCCTTTACCTTCAAGAACTGATTGTAGACACATCAACTTGTTTGAACCCAAGTCAACTTCATCAAGAAGAAGGACAGCACCTTTTCTCATTGCTTTGATAACTGGGCCTTCTCTGAAGACAACGTTACCATTAACAAGAGTGTGACCACCCATCAAATCATCTTCATCGGTTTCGATGGTGATGTTGACTCTGTAAAGTTCTCTCTTCAATTGAGCACAAGTTTGTTCAATCATAAGAGTTTTACCATTACCACTCAGACCAGTAACGAATACTGGAAAGAAGATTTTGGATTTAATAATATTTTTGACATCTTTGAAATGTCCAAAAGGAACATAGTTAGACATCTTCTCGGGAATGATTTTAATTCCATCATCGAGTAGATTAACTGACTCTGTTTGTGCAGCCACTGGCATATTACTTGGGGAAGCAATTGACACCACTGGTGCTGGAGCAACAACACTAGTTGCACTCTCTGAATATCCACCGTTGTAACCACCGATTACAGCTTGAAGATTGTACAACAAAGGCCCAGTCTCTTGAGCTTCTTTGAAGTTATACTTCGAGGATTTTATCCATGAAGGGAAATATCCATCAAAGGCATCTTTGATTTCTTTCCTTCCAAAGGATTCTTGGTTAGGGAATTTGTTGACCAGTTCTCCCAAGAACTCCACCCTATCGGGTGTGTAAGAAAATTTCTTACCGTTTACGTCAATTGAATTTATCATAGTCTCTCCGTTTTTCAATTCTTTTCTCATCTTTTATAGTATATCAAAAAGCCGATGGCACTGTCAAGGCTATTTCAGCGACTCGAATCTAGTTCCCATCTTCTCCACACATTTAATAATACCCTTCTTATTCTTCTCAGTAAGATACTTCTCACCTTTATTGACCCAAATTCTGAATGCAAAACACTCCTTCTCTTCAGTCTTGCACTCATTAATCTTTGGACACTCATGGAAGGTGCATGGGGCAGGCCCAACATCCATCACTGCATCAGCAAACTTTGAATAGTCTGTATTGTGATTAATGTAATATGCATCGTCTACTCTAAGTGGTTCTCTATTCATTATGAAATCTCCTTTATAAATTCATTTGTTAAAAATCTTGAAGTTGTTTTTGCTTTCTGATTTCTCTTGAAAGCAGCCATCACTTTTGACTTCTTGGCGTCAACCAAGTCGTTATCTAATTCGTCTGAACCATCAACACCAAGTGAAGAAGTTGCAGTCAAAAACATTTTGTTGTAGCCGTGACAATCAACAACCAAACCATTCTTTCTAATCTCACTCCAAAGTTGTCTGTCATTGTCCCACCATGTATCTTTTAAAGAAGTGTAACCTAGGACTTCACCCATGTCTCTCTTCTTGTCTAGAACAAAGTAACCAGTGATAGTGACGTTGCAAGTTTTAGAAATCCAAGACAATAAGTTCTGAGTCTTTTGGAAAGCAGATTGATTATAGTATCTACTTCTTTTTTTGTCACCGTAAGGGAAAACTTTGTTTGAGTATGGGTCAATTATTTCTTCAATAGTTTGCACACCCCAAGAGTCAATCCCTTGCTCTTTGGCCCATTCATTCTTTGCATCTGATGAAACATTTAGTAATGGACTTCCGTGTGAGAATCCATCGGTGATTACAGTCAAGATACTTTTCTCAATTCCGTAAGCACTGTTGAACTCGGGTAACAATTTTCTCATTGCAACCAAGCAATGGTCAAGTGGTGTACCACCAAGTCTGTAAGCCATTGGTCTGATATCTGTGTCGAACCAAAAGTATGGATTTGTTTCACAGTCTATTGCAAACTCACCATCGTAAAATGCATTGTGCAACTCTTCAGTTTTATTTGTACTTCTCCAACCCAACTTACCTAGGAAGTGACACATCCATAATGAAGCAACGTTGTTCATCATTTCTCTATACTTCTTGTTGTTCATTTCGTTAGAGAACAATTCAACTAGGAAACCTTCGTCACCCATTCCTGTCCACTCTTCTCTATTGTAAGCATCTGTGAAGAGATAAACTCTGTGAGGGATGTTTGCTTTTCTGCAGAACTCTGAAAGAATGATTGCTTGTTCTAGTAACTCAGCACAACTGTTTCCAATTGAACCACTCCAATCAAGTAAAACATTTAGACCATGATTCTGTCCATCAGGCAAGTAAGTAACTCTTTTGAAAACATCATCAACGATTTGGTATTTTGCAAGTTTGTTCATATCTAACTTACCAGTTTTACCACTGAAAGCTTTAACACTTCTCTGTGCAGTCTGCTTCATTTCAAACTCTTTTGCCATGTGAGCAACAAGTTTTTTGTTCTTGTCAATAAGTTTCTTTGCAGTGTACTGAATCTTAGGAATGTTTTTCTCAGACTCAGATGGTCTTTCTGTGGAGTATTCATTGAAGAATGCTTTCCAGTCTGCAAGAACTTTGTCATGACCAACCACGATATTCATATCATTGTTTTTGAAAGTATCTCTTAGGTTGATTTGCTCTCTCCAAACGTTTTTATCATCGATGAACATTTCTTCATTGTTATGTGCATGGTGTTCAGTGAGTGATTCTCTAGCACCACCCTCACCATCGTAATCATTTTTACTTGCAACACCACCTTCTTTAGAAGCACCAGTAGTTTTCTTCTCTGACTCTGACTCTTCTATATCATCCTCTTCACCGTCTAAGTCTTGGTCACCGTCTCCAAGTTCGGGTGCTTCGGGAAGTGAATCTTCTGTCTCTTCTTCATCATCAGCTTCTGAATCTGAAGTATCATCATTCCATTCGTCACCATCATCTGACTCATCCCAATCACCTTGGTCTTCATCTTCTATATCTTCATCATCAAGGTCGAACATTTTAGGAACGATTGATTCATCATTCTCATCTCTAACTTCGTTTTCTTTTGACCAGTTGTAGATTGCTTCAGCACAAACTTCAACGTCTTCCCAAGAAGTACAAGCCTCTGCCATGTTCAAGAACTTATACTCTTGGTCGGTCAACTCAATTTGAACCCTAGAACCACACTTAGTAATCAAGTTGATTTTGTCAATGCATGAAAGTGTGTTCAAGTCTCTTCCGTTAAGACCGAAGAAATCCTTTTCCATCAACTCATTGTATGCAGTGTAGAAAGATTTTCTTAATCCTTGGAATTTGTTCTTGATTGCTTTCTCAATTCTAACATCTTCAACAACGTTGAGATATCCTTTGAGTGTTTTGTTTTTAGACAATGCATTGTGAAGTCCCTCGTAAGGTGTATTCAATGCATGTCCAACTTCGTGACCCATGAACAGGTCATAAAGTTCGTTACTGATATCATCTTTGAAAGTAGGACAAGCAAGTATCCTATTCTTTACATCAAAGTATGCAGTTGGTATTGGTTTATGAACAATAGTAATGTTCTCTGTTGCCATTAGTTTGGCAAGTTGGTCTTTTTGGTTTCTTTTTGTCTCAGTCATAAGTATATGCTATCATTAGCTGCATGGCATTGTCAAGGCCTAGAGCGTAATAAATTTTCTCCTTGATTTAGAGAATTGTTTCATTGGAGATTTGAAGATGATTTCTTCTTTGGTTCCAGTCTTGATGTATCCAACTAGTTGTCCAGCATCGTTGACTATGTAAGTATGGTTTGGAACTGTAGTCTTTGACTCAGTCCAGTCCGTAATCTCTTTTAGGTACTTCATCCCTCATCCTTTTTCATAATATACACATAGTATATCAAAAAGCTTAGGGCATTGTCAAGGCCTGATTAGCGGGGGGTGTAGGAGTTTTGTCTGTGGATTTGGTGTTGGTTTTGGTCTAGTTCGATGGGTGAATCGGGGATAATTCTGTCTTCGATGTCTGTGAACCACATGGATATGGTGTGTCTTGGGCCTCTTCTTACTGTCTCAACCCCATGTTCAAGGTATAGACCTTGAAAAAGAAGTCCCTCACCCGCCTGTGGTGGGTGCTCATGGCCTATTGGGAAGGTCTCACTGGGTGGAAAGTAGGTCTGTCCACCGTTATAATTGTCATTTAGATATAGAATACACGTCCATTCCCTAGAGTTTCCTTCTTGGGGGACAGCACCCTCATTGATTTCTGAGTTGGAATAGGTATCAAAGTGTGGTTTCTGAACTCCACCTATGTCCCATTCATTGAGTGCTAACATTTCGGGATAGAAATGTTGTCCTGTTTCTTTAAAGATGTGGGATGTACATGCCTGTGCAGAACGTCTAAAGATATCACGAACCCATGGAGTCTTTATGTGACAAAAGTCTATGGCACGATAATCAGAACCGTCACCAACTGTTCTTAAGTGTTTATGCTGTAGATGATAGTTTATTAGATTCAGACTGTCCTTCTGACTCAGAAGGTTGGGAATCACTATTGGCTGCAGCACTGTTTTGGATGTACTTTGCAAATGCTTGTCGTTCTTCATATTTTATTCTCTTTGCACGTTCTTTGGGACGTGACTTCAATGCTCTATCTAACTTCAATCTAGATGCACGTTGTAGGAAGATGATACCATTTAGATGGTCAACTTCATGTTGGACACATCTAGAGGCAAGACCTTCTAGACTGACCACTTTATCTTCACCCTGTGCATTCTGATACTTCAACTCAATCAACTTTGCACGTTTTATCATAAGGTATATATCGGGGAACGATAAGCACCCTTCTTTCATCAAGTCGGTCTCTTGTGATACCTTTGTTATTTCGGGATTGAAAAATGCAACTATCCCTTGGTCTTGAGATTTCATTACAAAAACTCTTGCATCCAATCCTACTTGGTTTGCACTTAGACCGATTCCACCAAACCTTTCCATTGCTTCTGTTAAAGATTTTTCAATCTCTTCAGCATCGGTACGATTTTCGAAATCAAATACGAGGGGTGGGGTTCTTAAAACCTTACTGGCTTCTTCTATCAATTGATACATAATTACTTCTTTAGTAGGCCGTTATATTTTACGGCGAGGTTATAAAATTGTCCGAGTTTCTTAAGTCCAGCATGTCCTGCTTTGTTAGTCCTCACTGACATCTGCATGGTGTACGTTGTATCTTTCGATGCAAGGTGTAGGAACCAATTCTGTTTCGATGATTTAGAAGCTTCTGCTTTAATGAACTTAACTACTGGTAAAAATACTCCGAGTTCATCATCATCTGTAACCTGTTCATACGTAGAACCGATACCCTTAATTACTTTAGTTGGTACGCCTGGGGCTTCACGTAAAATCTCTTTCTTTATATAGTCAAATGATTTACCACCCTGTTTACCATTCTTATTGAATAGGTCTATCAGTGCTTGTCTGACTATCTCTAAGTGTTCGTTATAGTACTGTTCGTACTTACCATTATTATTCTTATCAAAATCCTTTAGGACTTGTTGGGTAATCTTTCTATCTTTACTGTCATAGGTTTTTGCAGAAGGCATACCCTCAATCTTAGAGAACACTTCTTTGTGTAACTTTGCAGATAACTTAGGTACTTGATTCCCCTCTTTAAATGCTTGGAAGATTGGGTTTACGTATGTGTTGAGTTTAGGTTCTGAAGTTTTCTTACCACCTGCTTTAAGAGAGGTTCCTAAGATTGCACCATCCGTAAACTGAAGGAAGATGTCGCCTGGATGTTTGGATGGAACACCAGCTGGTTTTGCACGGTATCCCCAAAAAACATTCTTGATTGACTTCGCTTTCATTTCATCATAGATATACTTTGTAATACCTATTGCATTCTCTACTTTCTCTTGAAACTTGGATGAGTCTTCTGCTTGTGCAATGAAGTCCTTTGCAGATTGTTTATCTGAACTACCTACACACTTTAATTTATCTACATTCTGTTCAAGTATCCACTCATAGAATGATGAAACTGAACTAGGTTTGTAGCCTTTCTCCCATGCAATACAAGGGAACAACTCTGTGATACTTGAGTTTAGTGTTGTCTCATTCATGCCACCACTCTTAGGTTTAAACATGATGATTGCACGGTCTCCATTCAATGATGGGATGAAGATAGGGTCAAAACTTGATAGTGAACTTCCCTTTACCTCGGCATGAATGTCTGCATTCCGTAACTTCTTTTCTACCTCGTCTCTATCACCATCTCTGTCTTGTGTCTTAACAACAAAAACTGTAGTCTTACTATTAGATTTCTTATGTTTCTCAATGGTCAATCCATCGGTTACTTCTGAAGGCAAGTCTTTTACTTCTAATGCTTCATCGAGTGTTGGGATATCTAATTTGATATCTTCCAGTTTTGGGTCGAGTAGTTGTGAGAATGATTTCATAATACTATTTATCCTAATCTGCCAGTCTAGAGAAGTTTTTATGTTTCTCGAATCTTAATACATTACTGAACTTATCATATAATGTATCACCTTTATGACTAATGATAAATGCATTTACTCCATCTGTCAAGGTGTTTAACAGCTTTAAAAATTCATCTGTACCAGCAACATCTAAAGATGAGTCAAAGACTTCGTCTAGGATTAGTAAATTGGTGTTCACACTGTTCTTCATTCTTGCTACACTTCTCCATGTGAATAGAAGTGCAAGGTCGATTCTCATCTTCTCACCCTGTGAAAAGTTTTCGTATTTGAATACGTCTCTGAATCTTGATTTAATTGTTTCGTCAAATGATTCATCTAACTCAAACCCAACATAAAACTCTAACTGTGCAAGATACTTATTAATAAGCTTATTCATAATAGGAACATACTGCTTAATAATCTTTTCCTTTACACCTTGGTCTCTAAGTAGAGTTGTTGCAATGTCATAGTAGTGAGTTCTGTCCACTAAAGCTTTGTGTTTAGTATGCAGAACATCTAACTCATCTTCACCTTTGGTTATTCTCTCATGTACATCTGTACCACCATCGGATTCGATTTTTAATTCTTCAATTTCACCATTGATTTTTTGAATGTATTTTTGATTGGATAAGATTTCAGTTTGATGTAGACCTACTTGTCTTTGAATATTGTCGATGTCGGTTTGGATATCACTGATTTCGATGATTCGTTTTGAAGCAGCCCCGACTCCATCTTCAATCTGTTGGAGTGCATGTGCAATCTCCGTTGCCTTCTTAGTCTTTGATTCGAGGTGTTCCTTTTTATGCTCTTCATCTAACCCTTGTTTACATGTTGGACATTCATCATTCTCTTCATAGAACTCAACTTCTTTTAATGCTTTCTTTCTTGCATTAGTAAGTTGTTTCTCCATATCTTGTAAGTCTTTTAACTTTTTAGTAATGGAATCTTTATCGGAAATTGTTAACTGTATAGTTGTAATCTCTTCACTGTTAGTATCTATAACTTCTAACAGCTCACCTATATGAATGTTGGTGTCTACTACTGTTTGTTCGAACTGAGTAATCTTTGCCATTCTATTTTCTGTCATGACCTTGACTTGTTCATTAAGACCACTGAGTCTTTCCTCTAGAATCTCAACTTGATGTTGAGTATCCTTTAAATCAATTTGATGTGCAGCCTTTTTCTTTCTCAATAGTTGCATCATGGTGGTGAAGATATTAATATCTAGCAAGTCTTCTACAAGTTTTCTCCTATCCTTTGCTCTAAGTTGCATGAAGGGGGTGAAGTTTGCAGAACCTAAGATTGCAACCTGTGTAAACGAACGATAAGACATCTTAAGAATATGTTTCTCTATATGGTCTTGATAATCTCTTACTGTTGCATCTTGATTGACAAGTACTGAGTTAACATATAGTTCAAAGATGTTTGGTTTTGCACCACGAATAATTTTATATTGTTTCTTACCAATTGAAAACTCAATCTCTACTACTAAAGCTTTCTCATTGATACTATTAATAAGAAGTTCTTTCTTTAGATTCCTAAATCCACGTCCATACAATCCGAAACATAATGCATCTAAAAGTGTGGACTTACCAGCTCCATTGTCTCCTAGAATAAGTGTCGTTTGATGTCCGTTTAATTCTATCTCTGTAAATGTATTACCCGATGAAAGTAAATTCTTCCATCGTACCTTCTCAAAATTTATCATAAATAAGTGTGTTCATCCAATGCCTCGTTATACAAAGTTTTCATTATCTCATCGAGTTTTTCTTTCTTACCTTGTATCTCTAACCCCTCAACATACTTGGATAATATAGTTAGGGTATCGTCTACTCCTTCGATTTCTTCATCATCAAAGAAGTCCATGTGCTTATTATCATCAACAACTGCAACGTGTAATGGATTAGAAGCATGTACCTTATCAAGGAATGAGTCAAACCAATACGGATTGTCTTTGTTAACAACAATAATTTTTACAAACTTGCCGTCGAATTTTGAGTAGTCTAAGTCCTGTAGCTCTTCAAAATCTTTTATCTTACCATCATCATAATAACCTTTCTCAAACATAGTGAGAGGATTATGTACTGGGGTAATCTCTTTTGTTTCTGTATCAAAAATGTGGAAGTACTTCTTGTCATTGTAATCAGACCAAGTAAATTCCATTTGAGAACCTAGGTATCTAACATTCTTTACTTCTGACTTATGATGGAAGTGACCACTGTACACCTGTTCAAATCTCTTAAGATACGATATGTCTAGTCCATGCTGACATGTCATGTTAGGTAATAGTAATGCACCTTCTATCTCAAAGTGACCCATACAATGGGTTGCAGCTGCAGTCTGCATGAAATCTACCATGTCTGCATAGTTCTCGGGGTTAATCCATGGAACTAATGCAATAGGAAAATCATCATATTCCTTTACAATAGGGTCGGCATATACGGTAATATTAGGTTGATTGTATAGCAATAGTTCGGGACTATTGACATCATTTGTGTTCTTATAATATGTATCATGGTTACCTAGAATCAAGTCCATCTTGATTCCCCTTTCATTCATGGGTTCAACAAAGTGTTCGATGTTTGCTTTCATCGATGCAAAGTTTACGTACTTGCGTCTATCAAAGTAATCACCCATATGGATAATCTGTTTGATGTTATGCTCATCTAGATATGGGAAGAATACCTCTTCATAAAAACGTCCTTGATACTTGGACATCTCAACCATATCTGAACGGACACCACAATGGGTATCATTTAATATCGCTATCTTCATTCAGTAAAGTTTTCTAAGTTCTTGTTTACTTTCTTTTTTTTGTTTTTGGATTTACGTGGTTCGTATTCTACACGATTCATATTCTCTTGCATCCACTCCACGTTAGAGTTAACTAATGATGGGTCATGTTGACCATCGATAGTTGCAAATGAATCCATAGTAATAGATGATTCCATGATTTGTTTTTGCTTGATGTAGACTTGTTTCTTTTCTTTCTGAATCCTTCTTAAGAAAGCGTAATAACAAATCTGTGTAACATATGCAAATGCATTGTTGGATTTTTCAACGTTGAAGTTACCAATGTATTGGATACAATTTTCGATTGCATCGCAAATCATTTCGTCACGGTAAGTATAGTTGATGAAATTGGGTCGAGTGGATAATCGGGTTGCAATCTTATAGATACACTCACCAATATATTCAGTCATTCGAGGGGGGGTTTTCCCAGCAGAAGTTGCTTCTTTTACAGAGGAGTTAAACTCTGCGACTGCAGCTGTAAACTCTTTGTTATTGACATAGTGTTCTGCTTTTTTGGGGTCTTTTTTCGTAGTCATGTATACATTATACCTGTTTATCGTAGTATTGTAAGGGGCTTTTTAAATTAAATTTATTTATAAAAGCCTATAGACAACTGAGGAAAGTATGATAAAATGAATATGTCCCGCGGGGGATATACTTAGCTAGACTACTTCTCTGTTACGAACTCATTCAATTGTCTTGCAGTCCTAATAACTTCTTCACCAGTGATTTCTCTTAGTGGTAAAGGTTTCTTATCATTTGGGAACGAATCGTTGTGAGCGTAGACGGCGTCAACTTCCCTTTGATAATTAGAGGTTAAGATACCTTCTGATAGGGATAGTAGTTCGGCTCGGATTTCAAAGCCTGATTTTGTTGTGTTTGACATATGTTTCTCCTGTGTGTATATGTGTGTGTTGTAAAATTATTCTTACCTAGTATATAGGTGTTTACAAGAATAAGTTTATTAAAGAGAATGCTAATAGCATGAATCCGAAAACACAGACTTGGACTATGGTAGCCCAAAAGATTTGTTTCATAGGATGTATTTCTACTATACGTTCCATCCATTTTTCCGAAGGGGAAAGGTTTACAATCTGTAATAGTTTATCTTCTTTCATAATGTTTGTATGTGTTTTTTAAATTGTTCGTAGTCTCTCACTGCACGTAACGCTCCTGGCTCTCTATCTAGAAATACCCAAGAGGTAAGTAAAATGAATACTATACTATATTTCATCTTGGGTTGTAAAGGTAGAGGGCGATTACAATTAGTATCTGAAAAGTCAGACCACTAATCAGTAACCACAAATCAGACATTAGGAACTAACGCAAATATAGAACCACAGAAAAGCAGACAGAGACAAATAATCTCCGTCTGCTCTCGTAGTTTGTTAAGTTTCTTGGTTGACATTACTTCGAAGCTATGATAACTAAGAATGGTAACGCAAATGGAAGAGTCATCAGCACTAGAAATTCGATAGTGTCACAGATTGCACAAACACGTTTGTCCTCTTTGACTTCTCTAGCTTTTCGCACCATGCTCTTCGCAATCAATGTTGCTGTTGACATGGTTTTCCTTTAAGGTTAAGTTATAAAAATATTGTATAATAGTATATAGACACGGATTATACGCACTTATTTAGACAAATAAAAATCCTAATGAATTATTTTTTCGGGGTCGAAGTCTTCAAGGTCGAAGTCTTCATCGATTAAGTCCATGTCTTCGGGGACAAGGGACTCCATTACTTTTGTTAAATATTCTCTACGTACATCATCGGGTACATTCCTTTTGTTGGTTAGTGGTATGCTTTGTGTCTCTACCATCTCTAACCATCTTGATGAAGCTTCATCATAGAATGGAACAAACTGTTGATTCATATTACTACGGTATAGTATTTGGTCATTTGGAATAACGATGATTGGGTCATCACTAAGAGGTGCATACGGATAGAAGGTTGCAAGAGTTTCAAGTTTATTTTGCACGGTTAACTGACACATCATAGGTAGTGTTATCTCAATACCTTTAGTTGTGTCTCTTACCATACCCACCACTTCACTACCAGTTTTTAGTTTTACAACTTCGTATTTTTGTGGTGTTAAATCTGAGGGTCGTGTCATTTTAAATCGAACTGCCTTATCTCGTATGTAAAGTTTTCTTCGTTGTATATATTTATACGTTCTTTGAGGTGGTTGAGAGTATGATTATTGCATTGTAAGTCATCTGATATATCAAAT